TGTATTGATCGAATAGGGCGCTGACTTCGATGGCCTTTGTGGGATCGAAGGCGCGCAGCCAATTCAGTAAGGCCTGCGATACATTGATCACATCGCGGACACCGCTACCGGCTTCCATTTCCATAATGTCGCGGCGCAGGTCACGGCGGGCGAGGCGCTCATCTTTGGTGGCAAAGCGCTCGCCCTCGGGGCGCCCGGCGATGTTGGCATCGATCTCGCCCAGCTGCTTATACGCGGCCAGTAGGGCCTGTTCGCGGCTTTGGGTGAGGGATCGCTTTTCATCTTTCCACCCGTCATCCTTTGCCCATTTCCCAATGGTGTTTTCAGACACGCCGAGCCACCCGGAAATTTCCTTGAACGTCCAATGCTGATAAAAGAATTTGAGCCGTGCCAGTTCACGCTGCTGCTGGCGGGCGGCCTTCGTTCCGCCTTTGGGGGGTTGTTTATCCATCTTACTCTACCTGTTATATTAGTAATTATACCTGACAAAATTACAGTCAGAGGGCGTTTGCCCGAAAAGAGTCGTGCAAAAAACTGCTGATTTCATCGGAAAAACCGCCGAATCTATCAGGTTTTTACACGCTGATTTGCGGAGATTTTGAGGGCCTGACACTTTTGCAGTCGACAACGAGATCACAATGGCTGTAAAGACTTTCATATTACACGATGAGACGGTGAACACGTATGGGATCCGTATGCTGACCGCGGGGGCGAACTTGGATGAGTTCCGCCGTAACCCGGTGATGCTGCTCAATCATAACGACTGGGAACTTCCCATCGGCCGGTGGGAGAATATCCGCATCGAAGGGACGCGGATTCTGGCCGATGCCGTATTCGATGAAACGGATTCCCGCGCCAAAGAGGTAGCCGGGAAAGTGGAACGTGACTTTCTGCGTATGGCCTCTATTTCTGCGTGGGTGGATGAAGCCTCGGAGGATCCGGCGTATCGCATGCCGGGACAGACCGGGCCGACCATTGTGCGTTGGACAGCGCGCGAAGCGTCGATTTGCCCCATTGGAGCCAACCACAATGCGCTGGCGCTCTATGACCGTGCCACGGGTACGCGGGTAGATCTCAATGACCGTGCGCAGGTGATCCGCCTATTTGCTGAGCGCCCCGATACTGCAATTTCAAATGATACATATATGACACTGAAGGAACTTTTGAAACTCAATGATGCCGCTGGCGAAGCGGCTGTAACGGAGGCGGTCGAGGTCATCATCCGCAACCGCGACGAGCTGCAAACGGAGACCGTCCGTCTCCGCGACGAAAACAAACAACTGACTGAGCGACTCGAGTCGATCAATAAGGCAAAGAAAGAGGCGGAACAGGCCGAGGCCGTGCGATTGGTGGATGGTGCCATCCGTGAAGCCCGCATCAATGCAGACGGCCGCGAGGCATGGCTGAAAGACTTTGAGATGGACTTTGCGCAGGCTTCCGTCCGGCTGGCATCCATCCCCAAGCGTCCGAGCATCGCCGCACAAGTCACACCCGCAGGAACGGCCGCCGGCATGGTGCAACTGGCTGACATGTCATTTGCCGACATTCTGAAGGCCGACAGACTGAAAGAGCTGAAAAAGGATCACGAGCTCTATGTGCAGAAATTCCGTGAAGCCTACGGCCATGATCCGTCTTGAAACAGCATTGCAATAACAATTAAACAGTATAGAAATGGGATTGAATAAAGAGATCTGGATTCCAGAAATCATTGAAAAGTTTTATCCGAGCAACTCCCTGTTGTCCTACTGCAAAAATCTCGACGCGTGGGTGGATAACAACGCACTGAATCTGCAAGAGGCCGGTGTCGATCCGAAGGTTTACATGGATAATACCGTGTGGCCGATTCCGGTAGTTACCCGCACGGATGTGCCTCACCAGCTACCCTTGCACCGCTTCGACACGGAAAACACGGTTTACCGCGATGCCATCGAAGTGGAAGAATCATCGGAGAAACGTCAAAGTGTCATCGAGGGGCACAAGAAGGCGCTGCTGAAGCAGTTTACCACGCTGGCCGCCTTCAATTGGGCGCCGCAGAAAGACACCCCGACGACCCCCGTGACGATCGCCGGCGGGACAGAAACCAACAAGCGAGGGTATAAGATGCTGAGGTTCGAGGACATCCTCGACATGGAACTTCGATTCAACGAGCTGGAGGTGCCCGAGGATGAGCGCATTTTGGCGTTGAACCACGTGCATGCCTCGGACTTGATGCTGCAAGACCTCAAAGCGTACAAAAACATCTGGAATGAGAATCGCCTGTTTTCGTTCCGCGTCGTACGTTGCTCGCTGACCCCGGGTTATCTGAATACGACGCACGAGAAGAAGGCGTGGGGCGCAGCGGCCACCACGGACGATGTGCCTGCCTCACTGGCCTACCACGAGGATTCCGTGGGTCGCTGTCAGGGTGATTTTGACATGTATTCCGCGCTCAAAGACCCGCAACACCGCGGTGACATCATCGGCTTCAACATGCGCGGCATGGCGCTGCCGATCACGGGTAAATACATCGGCGCACTGCTTTCTGCTAAATAAGCGTAGAAGTGGCGATGTACAGAAATGAGACCACGGGGCGGCGGTACACGTTCGTTGCCCCGGACAGTTTAGACGGGCCGGATGTGGTCATGGTACCTTTCCCGGCCGCGGCGCTGCGCCGGCCTACGGCGGACGGCATCATCGGTCACGATTGCAATCCTTGCATCGTGCCGGTGACTGCCAATGACCCGACCGAGCTGCGCGCCTTCCCGCAGGGCATTCAGCCGGCCTCCATGCTGATCGTGGAAAACGAGACCGATAAACCGGTGACCGTTTCGGGCATTCCGTGCTACCCCGGGGATACGGTGATGATGTACACCGGCGGCGCGGACAGGTACGTCCGTCTGGGTGGCCCGGCCCCGTGGGTGAACCCCACGGAAGCGGCGCCAAAGCCGGAAGAATCTACGGCGGTGGAAGCCTCCAAGGGCGCAAAGGCGGAACCATCCACGGAAGCAAAGGCCCCAAAGGCCGACCCCACAAAAACGAATAAGTAACCCTGCCAAGGTGTTTACCCTCACTTTTTTGTTCGTTCCGAGGCTGCGCGCACTGGCCGACCTCTCTCCCGGCCGTGCGCGCGCCTTCTTTCGGCGCCTATGGCTTATGGCGGTGGCTGCCCTCACACTCTTTGCGGCGACTGGCTGCCGCCTGTTGCGCATGCCGTACACGGAGCGCGAGATGACGCAAAGGGAAGTGACCGAGACGGTGCGCGATACGCTCGTGGTCATCGAACCCGATTCGGCCCTGATCCGCGCCTACCTGGAATGCCAGTCGGGCAGGGTGGCGCTCTCGCGGCTGATCGCCGTGCCCGGTGCGCGCATCGTGCCGAATGTGACGCTGACGGACGTCCTGACCGATACGGGCTACCGCGGTGCCCTGCTCGATGTGCACTGCCACGAAGACAGCCTCCGCCGGGTGATCGCCCTGCGCGACCGCACCATCCGCGAGCTGACTGACCGTGTCCGCACGGAGTATGTCACCGTGGAACGCCCCTTCCGGTGGCATCACCGGGCGCTGATGGGCGGCGGATACGCCTTCCTGGCCCTTGTGCTCGGTATGGCCGCGTGGCTCATCGTGCGGCTCTACATCAGAGGCCGCGGGGGTATCCCCTAATTATTACAACCAACAACCATTAACAATTAAAGAAAAGACATGGCATTAGGAAAGAAAATCCGATCTGTCGGACTGAGCGCCATCCTGTTCGGCGACGTGACAGACGGCGGCGCTAAGATGCCGGAAGAGATGAAGCAGCTGGCCCGCACCCTGAAGGGCACGGCCACCTTTACCACCGAACAGGATCAGACACAAGAGTTCTTTTGCGAGGAAGAGCCGGATGCCCCGGTGGAATCCGTGATCTCGGAAAAGGGATTGAAGAACCTCACGTTTAACATTCTCGAATGGGATAACGCAGTGCTGCAAACCCTGTTTGGTGGCAAAGAGGTGGATGGCAAAATCAAGGATCTGTCTGGCACGGAGCATAACGTGAAAAAGTTCATCCCTCCGAAGGACTACGTGGAAGTGGAAAAGGCGCTTCGTGTGCTTACGCCTTACAAGGTGGGCTTCGACATTCCCCGCGCAAAGATCCTCGCCCGCTTCCAGTGGAACCTGACCCGTACGGAGATCGCGCAGATCGAAGTCACGGCGCGCTGTATGAATCCCGATGGGGACGATAGTGGCACCTACGAGCCATTCAGCTGGACATAATGGAAGAGACGGAAAACAAGCGGGCGGTCGAGATCGATGTGGCCGACGCGCTGTTGGATACGGGGCTGCTGGTCAAGGTGCCGGCGCCCCGCCCACTGCGCATGTTGGGGATAAAGGTGTTCCCGATGCGCTTTCGGCGCCCCGTCTACGCCCAGCTGCTGCGCATTTGTCGGATGTACGTGCGTATGCACGTCGACCTCGAAACGCTCGAAACGGGCGAGGCCGCCGCGGTGCTCACCTCAGCAGCCAAAAACGGCGTCCGTGCCAGTCGGCTGATCGCCCTCGGACTGATCCGTTCGGGGCTGATGAGTGCGCTGTTTCATCGTGCCGTGGCGGCCTACCTACGCCGACGGATGGATGCCCAAACGATGGCCGAGCTGGCCAAAGTGATCGTCCTGCTAAGTGGCGCGGGCCATTTTACGACTATTATCAGATCGATTGCTCATCTACAGGTGACGACTCCGAATCTGAGCCGGGAAGCGACGGGGAGTTAAGGGACGAAGGCCCCCATAGCCCTTTCGGCGCACTGTTCCAGATCGCCTCGCAAGGCGTTTGGACGTGGCGCGAACTGATGTATAAAGTGCCGTGGAGCGTTGTGCTGGCGGCCATCAATGACCAACCCAAATACGGAAAGAAGAAGCCGGCTGATGAGGGTGAAATCACCTCTGAGGCCGAAGCCAAGAAGTTTTTCAATCTGGCTTAAAACGGCGGGACAGCCTCCGCCCCCATAACCCACCAACAACTAACGAGAAAAGGCCGTGGCCGACGAAAAAACGATATACGTAACATTCGAGTTTCAGGGCAATCTGGATAAGGATGTCGACGGCGTGACGAACAGTCTCGACCGATTAGAGATAGAGGCCTCCAAAGTCCTAAAAAAGATGGCTGAGGGGAGCAATCTCGTGTCGCGGGGTTTTCGTGTGCAAGCCGATGCCATCAATAAGCTGCCTGGGCCACTGAATACAGCTGCCTCGGGAGTGGGATCCCTCTCTAAAGCCTTTGGGGCCCTCAAAGCCTCTGGGATTGTTTTTCTCCTCGACGCTATTGTCGTTGCCCTGCGATCCTTGGTGATGTGGTTCAACTCGTCTGTTGAGGGACAGATGGAGTTTGCCCGTACCTCTGGCTATCTTTCTGGTGTGATGGGGCAGCTTAGGGAATCGCTCATTAAGCTCGGCGAAACGATCTATAACGCCGTCCGTGATCCGATAAAGGCTGTAAACGATGTGTGTGGAGCCATTTTGTCGAATCTCGCCAACCGCTTATTGGCTTTGGGGGATATGTTCAAAGGGCTGAGCAAAATCATTTTCTCGGGCTTTACGGAGGGTTTTGACGAGCTTAGTGCAGGTTTTTCAAAATTCTACTGGGGAATAGATCGTGCCAATGAGCGCGTGTCTGATTATCTCACGTCTATACATGAAGCAGCCAAAAAAACGGCTGAGTTGGGTGTAGCTGGGGAAAAGCTGTCGCGTGACCGTAGCGAATGGCGGGTGGAAGAAGCGGAAAAAGAGGCCAAAGCGGAAAAGCTGCGCGAGCAGATGGAAAGCGCCAAAGGCAAAAGGCGGATCCAATTAGCCAACGAATACAAGGCCGTCGTCAATGAGATTTACGACGAGCGGAAGCGACAACTTACTGAGGAACTACGCATACAGGAAGGCCAAAACAAACTAACGACAAACAGTCTGGAAGACATCGACAAGGTGAACCAGCTGAAGGCCTCTCTGATCAAATTGGACACGGATCGGGAAAAGGAACTGGGCGCTATAGACAAGGCGGCGCGTTCCGGCTCCGGAAGAGGGAATAAGGATGCAGAAAAGGCACTTCGCGAACAACAGGAACGGCTCAAACTGCAAAAGTCCTATCAGCGGGAATGGGAGAATAACCAACTCGAGTTCGCCCAAAAGCAGATCGACCTGCTGAATGACAGCTACTACAAACAACGCCAGCAGGCCGAACTGAATAAGAAGAAGGAACTGGCTGCCATCAAACAGCAGGAGGAGGATATGCTGAAGGCCAAACGAGAGGCCTATGGCAAAAACGCTACCCTATCGGAGGAAGAAACGACCTACTTCAAAAACCTCGTCGATCTGGCCGAAAAGTCTTATAAGAAGTCTGCGGCTGAGATTGATGAAGCCGTCAACGGCGCATTCAAGGAAGGGCGCTTGCGCTTTGCCGATGAGCTGGCCGTGCAGCTGGATGACATCGAAAACTACTACAAAGAGCGGCTGCGGATGGCGGAAAACAATGAGAAACTGATCGCCGAACTCACCGTTGCCAAAGAGAAAGAGATCACGCTGGCCAAAAATAGCTATACCGCGGAGATGCTCAATTATGACATTGAGATCACCCGTAAGCAGATGGCCAATGCGGAATCTTTCTATCGCTGGGAAGCGGATCGTCGCAAAAAGCAACTCGAGGAAGAGCGCCGGGTGCAAAAGGAACGTATCCGGCTGATGGAAGAGCGGTACAAGCTCGCCCCGACGGATAAGCTGGCTAAGGAAATAGCCCTTGCCCGCGAGGAACTCGAGGCCCTGAATAAGGAACTCGGACGTATCCCGACGCAAAAGCTGTCCGAGGTGCTCGGCGCCTTCGGGCAGATGGCCGCGGCGCTGGGCGGACTGAGCGGCAGCGTGGGCCAGGCCTTCGCGGCAATCGGTTCGAGCCTCGCCGCTGCCGGTGAGATGCTTTCCCGCGACATGGATACGACACGGGGCAAGGTGGGCGCCATCAGCACGGCCATCTCGGGCACAGCCACGCTGATCAATATGATCACCGCAGCGGCCGAAAAACGCCGCGCCGTGGAAAAAGAGTTCTACAAAAACTCGATCGCCTTTGCCCATGAATATGCCCTGTCGCTGAATGAGCAATTACGCCTGCAAAGCAAGTCGGGCGCCTTTGTGCGCAACTACGCCGGCGAGATCAAAGACAGCTTCAAAGCGCTGAATAAGGCAATGGATGGTTACTCCGATGCCATCGGCAAGCTGCATGAGGGGCAGGCCAACGTCGACCTGCGCAACGTAGTCGACGGAAACAATGTGGCCAAAGGGGCGGCCACGGGAGCACTGGCCGGCGCGGCCGTGGGCTCGATGATCGTCCCTGGCATCGGTACGGCCATCGGCGCCGTGGTGGGAACAATCGGCGGACTGCTTGCGGGCATATTCAGCAAGAAGAAAAACAAGGTCACGGATGATCTGATGAAGGTTTTCCCGGGGCTTGTGGACGAGGCGGGCAACCTGAATAAAGAGCTGGCGAAAACACTGATCAACACCGATCAGGTAGACGATAAGACGAAGCAGCTGCTTCAAAACGCCATCGATTGGCAGGATGCCGTCAAAAAGGCGGAGGAAAGCCTCGGCGAGATCGCCACGAGCCTTGCCGGCGACATTGGTAACAACCTGCGCAACGCCATCGTGGGGGCATGGAAGGCGGGCGAGGATGCCAGTAAGGCCATGTTTGCCACGGCGTCCGACTCGCTTGAAAACTTTATCACGCAGTTGCTGTATTCGGCCATCTTTTCGGACGTGTTCGAGGATTTCAAGAAGAACCTTGTCGAATCGCTGAAGCCCGGCGGCGATCAGGATGTACTCGACGACTTCGATAAGCTGATGGAAGAGATGACCAAGCGCGACGACCGATACATCGAGCTGCTGAATAAGGTCAAAAAGCGCGCTAAAGAGCGCGGCTACACCAAGTTCGGCGAGAAAGATGATAAGGCGAAGGACGGCCGCACGGGCACAACGAAGGGCATCCAAAGCATTACACAGGACACGGCTACGGCCATCGAGGGGCGGCTGACGGCGCTGCTGATCTATCAAGACGCCATCAAACTGTCCGTAGGGGGGATCAATCAGACCCTCGTGGTAGGTGTAGCCATACTGACAGAGATACGTGACAATACGGCCTACTGTCGACGCCTCGAGCAGATCGAAAGCGGCATCGGCAGTATGAAACGCGAACTGGAGACAATCAATTCCCGCGGGGTGACCCTGCGAACAGCATAACGGATAAGACGGAAATGAAAACGAATATCTACATTGATGGAACGGACGCCCGGGCGGCCTTTGGCGTGTGGGTGGTACGGGGCGGATACAACGACCTGCTGGCCTACCCAGCTATGAAAGAGCCGGCCGCCAACGATTGGCCGGAACACGACGGGCTCGAGGTGGATCTGAAGGCGCCCAAGCTGCAACCCCTTACGGTGGGCATTGACTGCGTGGCCTCCGGCCCCAAGGCCGACGTCCGCGGGTTTGTGGCGGCGTTAGCCGTGCCGGGCTATCGGTCTATCCTTTTCCCCTCCCTCGGGCGAACATTCCGCCTGCGCCTGACCAACTTCGACGAGCTGCGCGATTACGGGCCGCTGCAATCATTCCGCCCGCTGTTCGAGCTCGACGAACCTGAGCGCACTGACGCGGCCGTCTGGCAATCGCCGGGCACGCACGTCATCCGTTCGGCCTACACTCTCGACGGCATCAATCTGGCCGATTTCGGTGTGTTCGTCCAAAAGGGGCGCGACAGCCTACTGCGCCCGGCTGAGGTAAAACAGAATCTCACCCGGGAGATCGCCACCCGCGACGGTCGCATCTACGACACCGGCATCGTGCGTTTCAATGCCAAAGAAATAGCGTTGAAATGCTGCTTAAAAGCCGTTTCAACGGCGGCCATGTGGAGCTGCCGAGACGCCCTGTTCGGCCGACTCACGGCGCCGGGCGAGCACACATTGAACTACCGGGGAAAGGATTACCCCGTGTTTTATCGCGAATGTACGGGCACGCGGCTCATCGCCCTCCGGCCCGGCTTCATCCTGTATGAGTTTGAACTGAATTTGACGGTGATCCGATGAAAATCTACGATAAAAAGGATGCGCTGATCCTCGATGTCGAGCCGGACGATAGCAGCTATGCTGAGGATCGGATCCATCAGACGAAGCTGCTGACGCTCTACTATTCCCTACCTGAATACGTGGAGATCCCGGAAGGGGCCTACACCGACTTCCGAGGTACGCGCTACCGGCTGGAAAGCGCGCAAAAATTCATCTGCCACGGCGACCGTAACTTCGAATACACCGTGACGATGGAAGGCCCAGAGGCTGCCCTGCGTAAGTACAAAGTGCGCGACACGACGATTCAAAACCTGCTGAAGTTTGCCTACACGGCCAAACCGCGGGCACACTTGGAGCTGATCGTGAAGGCACTTAATCGCAGGGATAGCGGCTGGACGGTGGGCGGCTGCATTGAGGCGACGGAAAAGACGCTTTCATACAGCCACACCTCCTGCGCCGATGCCCTGCAAATGCTGGCCGATGAGTTCAAAACGGAATGGGAGATCCGGGGCAAAGCCATCTACCTGCGCCGTGTGGAATACAACAAAGCCAACCCGCTGCGCCTGCGTTACGGGCGAGATTGCGGGCTGAAGCCGGGCGTGTCGCGTGACAATTTCGGGTCAAAGAAGCCCTGCGAGATCCTGCTTGTACAAGGTGGGCGGAAGAATATCGATGCCTCGACCTATGGCAGTGTGGAACTGTTGCTTCCAAAGTCGCAAACGATCGCCTTCGATGGGACGAAGTTCGCCGATGAAGCAGGCTTCAACGCCGCCGCGGCGCGCAGCTACAAAACGGATGCGACAGGCACAGAGATCACCCGTGCCGACCGGCCGCTCCTGACCTTCGTCGAGGATAGCATCGACCTGTCGCAGATCTACCCCAAACGCGTGGGCACGGTCTCGTCCGTCGAGATGATTGCCGGTAAAGATGGCCATGTGAATTACGACATCATCGACAGTTCCATCCCCGAGGCGCTTGACTACAATAAGGCGCTGATCAAAGGCCAGACGATGAAAGTCATTTTCCAAAGTGGCAACCTGACGGGCCGGGAGTTCGATCTGAAATATAAGCACGACGGGCGCCGCTTCGAGCTCGTGCAAACTACGTACGACGGCATCGCCATGCCCGGCGGCACGGTCTACATCCCGAAGGTGGGTGACACCTATGCCGTATTCGGTTGCTCGCTGCCCGACGCTTATGTGTGCGACAATGCCACACGGACGGGCGCCTCGTGGGAGATGTTCCGGGAGGCCGTACGGGTGAAATATGAAAACGAAGTAGAGCGATACACCTTTTCCGCCGAGCTGGATGAGCTGTATGCCGACCGTCACTGGATAGAGATCGGCAGCCGCATCGTCAAAGGTGGATTCGTGTTGCTCGAGTCAGATAAGTACGCCCCCACGGACGGCCTGCTGATCCGCATCACCGGGGTACGTACGCCGGTGAACACCCCACGCCGCCCCCAGTTCGAGCTCTCGAATGTGGCATCGCCGGGCAGCGTGTCGGGGCAGCTGGGTAAGATCGATCGCAACGAGGTAACAACGGAAGAGGGCTTCCGGCAGCTACGCCACGAGACGGCGCGCACCTATGAGCATGCCAAAGAGGCGCAGGATATGCTGGAAAAGGCGCTGGACAATTTTTCGGCTGGCGTCAATCCCATCTGGGTGCGCACGATGTCCGTATTGGTGGGCAACGAGTATCAGCAATTCATGTTCGTCGACAACCGGACGGAGACGCAGCGCGAAATCATCCCGCTGTTCGAGATGAATAATGAGACGAAGGTGTTCACGGCCCCGGCAGCCATCCTGAAGCATATGACGATGGGCATCAATAAGACCTCATCAGCACACAAAGCGACGGATTATAAGTATTGGGACGTGGCGGGCTACACCTCGCCCTTTCTCGGGGGTGAAAAGTCGGCCTTTTATCTCGTGGCCAAATGTGCCAAAGGGGGCACGTCGGGCGAGTTCCTGTTGCAAGAGGCATACAAGTATGACCCGGGCGATGGCTTTTATTACTTCCTCGTGGGGCTGCTTTCGTCTGAATCGGGCGGGGAACGCAGCTTTGCCACGGCCTACGGCTACACGGAAATCCTGCCCGGGCAAATGCGCATCCGCAACATCATCAGCCCTGACGGCCGGACGTATTTCAACGTGGCCGAGGGGGTGATCGGCGGGAATATCCGCATCGAATCGGGCTCCGTGGGATACAGCAACCTGACGGACAAACCGGATCTCTCAATCTATGAGACCCGTTCGGAGTTCAAGGTCTTTGCCGATCAGATCCGCGGTGAGGTGGGGCGTATCAATGTCACAGCCGGGGGAACAAAGGATCAGCTCGCGGCACTGCAAACGTGGTCGCAAAATCAGGTGAACAGCCTGCTGGATCGGCAAGCAACGTCCGAGGATAAGATCTACCGACTGCAAACGGCGGGCTTTATAACCACCGCACAAGGTAATGCGCTCTACGCCTCCGCGCAGCTGGCCAACGGGGACACGATCGCCTCGTACATCACCCAAAGCCCCTCGGCGATCGATCTCATATCGAAGAATCTCAATTTCTACGGCAATGCTACGTTCAACGGCCTACAAAACGCGCTGAGCAAAACCAATCAGGCACTCAAAGACACCAAGGACAGTCTGCAAGGCCAAATCAATACGAACAGCCATATGATCTCCACAAAGCATGGGAAGAACGATTATTTCGATATGTATTACGCCCGCATCAACGACCAGACGGTGATTGAAGGCGGGTATATCAAAACGAGTTTGATCGACACCGATGCGCTGGTGGTAAAGAAGGCGGCGGGTATAGGGAACTTCTACATTTCCGAGAACAATCTTATTTCCAACGGCTATCTCAGCAATAAGGGTGTTTGTATTCGGCCCGATGGATCTTTTGAAGCCAAAGCGAGGTACAATGAGCAAACAACGGTTGCCGGTTCAGGTCTGAGTGTAATCATTGGGGGAAGTGGCACGCCTATATCCTGTATAACAGACATACACGCAAACCAAGCGCTTTCATTCTCGGTGACGTTTGACCATATTGACGGTGATCCGGATTGGCATTCCTACGTGCAACTCAAAGTGAAACCACTCCCACACAAAAACCACATAGCAGCAAAGCCCGGCAACCATGCCTTCCGTAGTGTAGTGATAGACGAATACACTGGGCTGTTTGGCTATGAATGACACAAACGAACAATCAAACAATAGACAATATGAAAAGAATCGATTTCAGCAGAATCAAATTGGAAGTAGAGCCCGGGCGCTTCGAGGTGCTCGACCAGCGGCGGGCGTTCGGCAATGCCATCTACGGGCGTTCGTTAACGCTCGAACTCGACACGCTGGCGCGCAAGGTTTACAACGCTCCCGAAGGGGTGGAAACGGAGTTTTCTGACGATGAGTTCGCACAGCTTATTCAGACCCTCACCGGGCAATTTATTCACTCAGTTATCCGCGATGTCAAAGCGGCGGCCGTGGATGTGAAAGGGGAATAATAGACATGGAACTGCAACGAATTATCAGACAGGGCGTGACAAAGATCGACGAGGCGGGCACGCTGTCGATCCGGTACAACATCACGGAAGAAGGCGGACGAACGATGGAATTGAACGCCTCGATCGAACGTGAGGATCGGAACCTCGGCAGTGTCTCGGCCTTTCTGGATGGGCGGATCAGCTTTTACCTCGATAAAGGGAGCAACCTGACAGAGGCGGAAAAGAAGGCCGCGTTTGCCGCTATCGTGGACGAGGTGGCCAGTGCGTTCCGACCCGCGAGTGGTACGTCTGAAAAGAAGGCTTAAGGCATGAAAGTGATCTACAACGGCCTCGTGCCTTTCCGTGGCTTTACGGCCATCAATCTGCTGGGCGTCGTATTCGCTCGGCGGGAGTATCGGCCGCTATCCGAAGCCGTCCTGCGGCATGAGGCCATCCACACGGCGCAGATGCGCGAAACGGGTTTCCTCGGATTCTACCTCATCTATATGCTGGAATGGCTATGGGGAATGCTGCGTCTCCGTGATGCTCTCACTGCTTACCGGGCTATCCGATTCGAGCGTGAGGCATACCGCTATATGGCCGATCCGAACTACCTCACTCAGCGCCGCCCCTATGCGTGGAGGCGGCCGGAAGTATAGACAACGAACCATTAACGATTATACGAAGTATGGACAGACAGTATTTGCAAAAGCAATCGGATGCAAAGTTTCGCATCGACATTACGGACCGAATGGGCAACCCCGTCGATCCAACGAAGTGCGATCTGCAATTTGAGTTTTACACGTCGCGGTCGCGGCGTATCGTCGTCGGGCGAAAGCTCGGCGAAGCGTTCCCCCCGGGATTGAAGGTGGATAATGGGCAGGTGGTCGTAGGCCTCGACAACCCCCGATTCACCGAGGGCCCCCTCTTTGCACGTTTCCGGACGCGCATCTATGATGCCACCTTCCCGGATGGATTCTATGACATCGCCTCGGGCGAAGTGAACACAGGTATTGAAGTAGTAGACAATTAAACAACGTAAGACATGGAAGGAAAAGAGTTTAACGTAACAGTAGCGCTCGACCAGCGGCTCGGGCAGGATGGCAAATCGGCCTATGAGCTTTGGAAAGAGCAGGGCAACGAAGGCAGCGTGGCCGACTTTCTGGCTAAGCTGAAAGGCGAACCGGGAAAGGCTGGCAAAAGTGCCTACGAGCTTTGGGTAGAGCAGGGCAACACGGGTAGCGTGGCTGACTATCTGGCTAAGCAGAAAGGCGAACAGGGCGACGCCGGTAAATCGACGTACGACCTTTGGAAAGAAGCAGGCAACGAGGGCAGCATGTCCGACTTCCTGGCTAAGCAGAAAGGCGAACAGGGTGACGCTGGTAAATCGACGTACGACCTTTGGAAAGAGGCAGGCAACGAGGGCAGCATGTCCGACTTCCTTGCTGCCCAAAAAGGCGCTGATGGCAAGGATATTTATACGCTTTGGAAAGAGGCGGGACACGAGGGCAGCGAATCCGACTTCCTCGCCTCGTTGAAAGGTGCTGACGGTAAGGATGTTTATACACTTTGGAAAGAGGCGGGCAACGAGGGTAGCATGTCCGACTTCCTCGCCTCTCTGAAAGGTGCTGATGGCAAGGATATTTATACGCTTTGGAAAGAGGCGGGCAACGAGGGCAGCATGTCTGACTTCCTTGCTAAGCAGAAAGGCGAACAGGGCGACGCCGGTAAATCGACGTACGACCTTTGGAAAGAAGCAGGTAACGAGGGCAGCATGTCCGACTTCCTGGCTAAGCAGAAAGGCGAACAGGGCGACGCCGGTAAATCGACGTATGACCTTTGGAAAGAGGCAGGCAACGAGGGCAGTATGACTGACTTCCTCGCTAAGCAGAAAGGCGAACAGGGCGACGCCGGTAAATCGACGTACGACCTTTGGAAAGAGGCAGGCAATGAGGGCAGCATGTCCGACTTCCTTGCTGCCCAGAAAGGTGAAAAGGGCGATGCTGCCAAGGTGACTACGCGGACGCTTACGCTTGAGGCAGCAGCTTGGAACACCGATTCCAAACAGCTGACGGTGGCCGTGGAACGTGTGACGGCCGAAAATACGCTTATCATAAGCCCCGCGCCAGATTCGATTGTGGCTTATGGGAGATGCGGCGTATATGCTGCCGCGCAGGATGAGGGTCGCTTGACGTTTGCGTGCGTTAAACAGCCAGAAGAGTCTCTAACCGTTAATGTGGTGATCTTATGATACTGAATACATCTATCACAAACCATCAGCCTGAGGCGCCTGCTTTCACTGGCATTGTCCACAAGTACAACGTAAAAAATAACAGCCGCCGTGGGCCTATTAAGGTCACCACAGGCTCGGACGAAGCACTCACGGTGAATGGTGTGAGCGTGCCACGATCGGCCACTATCCCCATCGGTGCCAAGGGTACGATCTACTCTCCAATTGCAACGTTTGGATTGGATACCCCACTCAGCGGTGGCGCTCTGAATGTAAATTTCTATTATTTGTCTTTTGATGAAACGTTCACACTTTCCCGTACTACTGAGGGGTATTTGATGATTGAACGCGAGGTTGTGGTTAACATGTAACCACTTCGATTATGGCAGGCGCTCTCCACTATTCGGAGGGCCCCGCCTTTTTCAACCCAACGACTAATAACAAATAATGGAAGTACTCTTTGAAGGAACCGGGGCCATGTTTCCCGTGGCCACCGCGTGTTACTTGTTCGTCTTAATCGCTATCGTGGCCGACCTCATCAGCGGCATACGTAAGGCCAAAAAGAGCGGACAAGAGATCCGCTCGAAACCGCTCAGCCGGACGGTCATGAAGTTCGTCGTCTATGAGAGCGCCATGATCATTACGACTATGATCGACTACATGCTGCATTTCTCGCATCTGTTTGTATTGATGAAGCTGCACCCAATCGTGGGGGTACCCGTCATTACCTGTCTGGCGGGTGTCTTTCTCTGCATCATCGAATTTTTCAGTATATTCGAAAAGGCCGAAGAAAAGACCCGCCGCCGCTCTGAGGCTATCGTGCAAGCCGTGATTGAAACCCTTGGGACGGATAACCTCGCCGAGATTCTACGGAAGAAGGTAGATGACACCTTGCACGGCCACCAACCGCCCCCGACTAATCATTAATCCCTAACAATTAACAATTCAACAACCAACAAATGGCAGATATACACAGATTAGGCGCCTTTATCCGGCGCTTTGAGGGCGGCTTCGCTAACGATCAGGACGATCCGGGCGGCCCCACGATGCGCGGCGTGACGATCGCCACGTATGAACACTATTGCCGCCTCCGGGGCT